GTGATAGTTGAATCGTTGACCGTGGGGACTACAGGAATATCGCTCTGAGTTGCTATCACGCTAGTGTCAACACTAATCGTCCCACTAGTGATGTCAATACCATAGCCTGCGCTATATGAACCGCCTCCGCCCCCAGCAGTCGCCCAAGTCCCATCACTTCTTAAGAATTTACTTGCGTCAGTAGCCGCAGGAGCTGGCACTAAGCCGCTCGTTCCTGCATCTACCCCGTCAGTGCCTACAAAATTAGAGTAAGTGGTATCAGTTGCAGAAATTTCGTTGCTCGAATCAATCGAAATGTTTGCTCCAGCTACAAGCGTCGCTTGCTTGGCATTCAGAGCTGATTGCAAGTCTGTTTGGTCGCTAAGTGTCCCAGTAATCGCTCCCCATACTGCGCCTGTGGTCCCAGTAACAGAGATGACGTTACCAGTAATGTCGATGCCAGTACCGGCCGTGTATTGTTCCATGCCGTCCCTACCTGCTGGTCCTTCTGGGCCTGGGATAGTTACGTTCGTAGGCACCCCATCTGATGAATATAGATAGGCATGATTATTAATCTCATAAACTAGAAGAGTGTTTTTGTACTTGCCAATAGCTGGGGGTGTAGTAGTCTCATCTCCTAATGTGCTAGGCACAACCACCTTGCGGAACAAAACTATTTCTTCTGGATTGTCAATCTCAACTACCGCTTTCGTGAAATCTTTAGCGGTGTTTTTTTGTTTTTCGCCACAAGATTCGCAAGCCATATTATTCCTCCACTACCTCTTCAAATTCGCCAGCCCAGTATACCTTACCTGTCTTTGTAAAGTAAAAAGCATCAATAATTTCCATGGGTGGGTTATCCTGCGTAGTGAACTTCACATACAAGAACTGGCTTCTAAGACTGAAACTATTAATAAACTCTGTCCACTGCTCTTGAGTCTGAACGTCGGCCGGCAAGTCAACTTCTACATTTCCGGCCCATACCATCATTGGACGGTGTTTGTCGTCTACATAATAGGTAGTATTGTTTTTGGTCACGTGCACGAAACAGTTAGCCAAATTCATAAGACCATCAGTTGTTTCTACGGTGATAGCAGGAATTACTGCTTGAGCTGTGCAGTCTGGCTGTTTGTTTCTGATGCATGCTGGCATTGTGTGTTTGTATTCATTTAAGCAGCAATCATTATAATTGCATTTAGGCTTAGTGCTATAGACAAAAGGTCTTCCACAGCACGGGCTATTAGGGGTATTGTAATTCTCATTCATCATACCACCATTATACAAGCAAAATTTGACAAACAAAAAAATAGCCCCCCAATTATTGAGAGGTACAGGGGGCTATTTCGAATAAAGGGGGGTAATACTACTGGGCTGTAGCTTTGCGATTATCGAGTAGGAGAAACGTCGCTTTGGCTTATTTAACTTTCTGCGAGGGGAACAGTAAAACAAATTGGAGACGCCGCTGAAAGTCAAATCCTGTGTGGGAGATTTGCAAAAGACGGCGAGTTTTACACAAAAAACCTTTAAGAAAGCACCCAGTGCATTATTTCTTTTTTGTAAATTTACCAGACTTGTCTCTAGGCTGTGGAGCTTTTTCTTCCTTTTGCTCTAGCTTTTTAATTTTTTCTTCAAGCTCAGCTATTCTAAAACCTTGGTCAATAACCTGAAAGGTTAAGTCGTCCATTTCTGACAATAAACGTTTTGCCCTAATCATTCTCTTCCTCCTTATTTTTCTTAGCTTTACCACGGCGACTTACTCTCCCCCCTATCTTACCAGCTATCCTTGCTCTTTCTCTGCCAGTAAGGCCGTCTGCTCCAATTTTATCAGATGCAAAGCCTCCATTCGTAGAATTATGCCCCCCTTTCTGGCCAATCCGTTTAAAGAAGAATATGCGACCTTCTTCTCCGTATATCCTTTTCATTGTAGCTTGAGCCTTTTTTGCCCCTTCGAGTGTGCCAGACATCTATGCCTCCTAAATTAGTTGTTGTTTATAGAACCATGATATCAAGCATTAGTGTTTGTGTCAATACTTTTTTTAGCCTCGTCTTTAACCATCTGGGCAAAAGCTATCATCATCTTGGCAATGGCAACGACTCTATCTGGGTCGCTATTCATAAAACAGAACTCTTTTGTGGCGCTATGCCAAGGCTTTAGGGAAATCCTTCCATCATGCCAATCTGTGCCAATGATTTTGGCATTGTAGTTCTCGCATTTTAAGTCAGAATAGTACACGAGCTCGACGTCATAATCTGTAGACTGCTTTTTAATGTCAACTTCATTCTGTTGGTTCATTTTCCTCCTTTAGGATGTTGTCGATTTCGTCATAAATTCCACCAGAGAATTTCTCTTCTAAATTCTTTTGCATAATTCTAGCAGTGTCTTTCTCCCCCTGCTTTTCCATCGCTTCCCGCCATGCTTTTTCATCTGCATATGGAGTGCGATATTCTTTGTTCCCAATTAACAGTCTCCAGTCTTTCCATTTCGCCATTTTTTCTGGGTCTTCAACATAAAACTTAATGTTGTACTTTTCAATCAGTTTTTCCATAGGCTCTTTGAGCTCGTCGCACTTAAGATACTCGAGGTACGTTGCATAGGCCCTAAGGTCTGCGTCTGGGTTGTCTCGGTTATACTCGCCGATGGTTTTAAATGCTTTTTCCGCCCCCTCTAGAAGGAACTCTTTTGGGTATAGAGGGTTGCCCTGCTTGTACAAAGTGATGGCTCTTCCAGTATGGATACACGCAAGGTGGTCTAAAGAGCATATACAGAAGACTCTTTTGAATGTTGCCGTCCCTTCTTCGTAATCTATATCGTACACTTCGTGCCCATGCCGATGCCTTGGGTTATCTGGCTTTTCCCCACATATTTCACAAGTGTCATGCGCCATATGATAACACGCTTTGCGCATGTAGTTCCACGTGGTAGACCCTAACAAATTTCTTGGGTTAACTGTGTGAAGCGGTTTAGGTATATTTGGCATAGCAATCAATGGGCGAAGGTCCTCCCCTTCGGGAGGACTCCACTTCGTTACGAATTTAATGTCGTATTGCGTAGCCAATTCTTTTAAGCTACTCATTTTCCACCTTAGAATGGCAAGCTATCCATACTGAGGTCAACTTCTTCTGCCCCAGCCATTGGGTCGCTATTTTTTGCTACGTTCTTTTTAGCCCCATTACTTGGGAATTGCAGGCCAGTCGCCTTATGGAACACCGTTTCGCTATAGATTGTGCCCTGCTCCGAACGCACAGGATTGCCATCTCTGTCGTATTGGTCACGCACCTCTACCGGGAACGTGAGATGTTTCTTTGCGAGTTTAGCAAAAGCGTCTGCGTATGCCTTGTGCACTGCACTGCGTTCTCCCTTGCCTTCGCATACCTCAACGGCTTTGCGTGCCTGCTCTTCTGTGGCGCCAAGTAATTTCATAACTTCTTTGTAATAGTGAGCACGATATTTTAGCTTCGCATCCCCAAAAAATGCGAATGAGAGTTTTGGGAATTTGTAGTCAGTATCTTCAATAATGAAATCGAACCACCCGTTCCCATTCGTGTTTTGTTTGACTTCAGCCACTCTCACCCGGTGCTCACCATTAGGTGCATAGTCTTTGTACTGCTTGTTGCTTGCAGCTTCTGCTTCTATCTCTTCCCAATTTAATGTAGTCATGATTATTTATTCTCCTTCTTAGGTTTCAATATTTCGTTAATATCTATTTCTGATAGCTTGACCTCACCATGCAACCCAACCCTATTCTTTGCTAAGGTGTTTTCATCTCCGTCTAGCACGATGGTCCTTTCTCCATCAGAATTTTTCTTTAGGTAGAATACGGCGTCTGCCCATTCTACAAATATATTCATTGTGTTGACGTCAATCTTAGGCGCCACTCTGTCTGTGTCTACGCCATCTTCATCCATTAATGTCTTGCGGTCTGCATGCGCTATCAAACAAATGCCATACCCCTGCTTATTAAGCGTAACTAGCATAGGCAACAGCTTAGTCCTGATTTGATTTTCAAGGGCTGCTTTCCCGTTTCCATACCCACCATTGGCCTTGTTCAATGTCATCTCAAGATTATCTTTATTGATGCCGGCGGCCTTCTCTACTACCTTGCGCACCATCCAGTCGGCAGAATCTATGACGATATTGTCATACTCTCTGCCTTCTTTGCTCTGTGCTTTCCGATATAGCTCGACTAGATACGTGTAAAACGTATCTAAATCTACTATCTGTGGCGTTCTGTCTACGCCAAGATAGCTAAGGCCGCCCTCGAAATCCAAAAACAATGGTTTCTTGAGCTTTGCTGCCAAAGAACTCTTACCACTTCCTGAACTGCCATATATGAGCAGTTTAGGCGCAATAAGCGTCTGGCCACGCAATATTTCCATATTGCTTCTCCTTCCTGATTTTTTTGTTAAATATTATGGTTGAGGCCGTGGTGGCACCAAAGGTGCCATAAAAGGTAAAACGACCTCGTAATTAGTGTATCAAATTTGCTCGATTATGTCAACCCTTCTTCTTTAGCCCTCCTCTTAAGTTCGTCATGGTCTATTTTTATTTTGCCATCTTCCCCCTCAAATGTCGGGACCCCAATGCTAGTAATGAGCGCATTCACGTGCCCAATCGCTTCTTTGAACCCAGCTTTTTCATTCTCCACTACTTCTTCGCTCATTTCATATGGCTTGAGCTTCTTAGATAATACTAGAGCTAGGTATTCATGACATAATACTCGTATAAAGAATGAGAAAGATTCTGAGTCTTCAAAGTCATCGGTGAATGCTTGGCAACTAGCCAAACACATTTTATAAAAATCATCCGCATCTTCACAAAAGTATGGGTCTGCTATTCTATCGTCTAATTGTATTGATGGTCTAGTCATTTTTCCTCCTTCCATAGTTCTACTCTCTCATCTGCGAGTTCAGATGCCTTGTCTTCTATTTGCGCTTTAATTGATATCATGTCTCCCTCTATAATGTGCAGAGATTTTTCTAGCTCAAATTGCCCACAGGGCCCTGAGTACAAACGGCTTGCCTCTCTCTTCATCAGCTTGATTGAGTTTAGAACAATCTCCGTCAACGAACTTAAATACTCGCACGCTGAGTATTCTCTGTCATTTTTGTTCCTAGCTATTCCTAGCTCTCTCTTATTCATTTTTCTCCTTTCTCTATTATGTTATTGTTTATACACCAGTTGCGCTCGCTAAATTCTCTTTTCCCCCGCAGGCAGTCTAA